GCCCGAGCGCGTGCCGGCCGAGGGGCTGCTGATCCTGCGCGATGGCGAGCCGGGCGAGCCGGAGGTGACGCTGTCGCCCCTGCGCTACCACTACCAGCACCGCGCCGAGATCGAGGCCGTCGTTCAGGGCGCGGCGCGTGACGCCGCCTTCGACACGCTGACGGCCAGCATCGGCGCTGCGCTCGCCGCCGACCGNACGCTNGGCGGGCTCTGCGACTGGGTCGAGGCGGAAGCCCCGCGCCCCGTAGACCTGCCGGTCGAGGGCGCCGCGAGCCTGAAGGCCGCCGTCATCCCGGTGGTGCTGCACTATTCCACGGCCGACCCGCTGGCCTGAACAAACCGACCACAGGAGACGAACATGGCGCGAGCCCAAGGGGCGCGGGCGCAGATGGCGCTTGCGTTCGAGATGACCTATGGCACGCCGCCCGTGGGCGGTTTCACGAAGATGCCCTTCGCCAGCACCACGCTCGGCGCGGAACAACCGCTCCTGAACTCGGAACTGCTCGGCTACGGCCGCGATCCGCTGGCACCGATCAAGGACGCGGTCACGGCCGACGGCGATGTCGTCGTGCCGCTCGACGCCGAGGCCTTCGGCTTCTGGCTGAAGGCGGGGTTCGGCGCACCGACCACCACCGGCACCGGCCCCTGGACGCACGAGTTCCAGTCCGGGTCCTGGACGCTGCCCAGCATGTCGATCGAGACCGGCATGCCGGAGGTTCCGCGCTATGCGATGTATTCCGGCTGCGTGCTCGACCAGATCACCTGGCAGATGCAGCGCTCGGGGCTCCTGACCGCCACGGCGCGGCTCGTGGCGCAGGGCGAGACGGTGGGCACGACGACCAGCGCCGGGACGCCCGCCGCGCTGGAGCTGAAGCGCTTCGGGCATTTCAACGGGGCGATCAGCCGCAATGGCACCGCCCTCGGCAATGTGGTCTCGGCCGAGATCACCTACGCCAACAACCTCGACCGGATCGAGACCATCCGCTCGGATGGCCGCATCGACGGCGCGGATCCGTCCATCGCGGCACTCACCGGTCGAATCGAGGTGCGCTTCGCCGACCAGACGCTGGTGACGCAGGCGATCAACGGCGAGGCCTGCGAGATGGAATTCGCTTACGTCTTGCCGTCCGGCGAGAGCTTCACCTTCACCGTGCACGCCGTCTACCTGCCGCGTCCACGCATCGAGATTTCCGGGCCGCAGGGCGTGCAGGCGACCTTCGACTGGCAGGCCGCGCGCGACAGCGTCGTCGGCCGCATGTGCACCGCAACCCTCGTGAACGATGTGGAGACGTATTGATGCTGACACTCGATTTGACCAACGCGCCGCGCTGGCATGACCTCGCGCCCGGCGTCCGGGTGCAGCTGCGCCCGCTGACCACCGCGCTGATGGTGGCGACGCGCAGCGACCCGGCCGTCGAGGCTGTTCCCGAGGAGGCCTCCGACGAGGAGCGCGCCGTCGCCTTCGCCAAGGCGCTCGCGCGCCGCGCGGTGCTCGCCTGGGAGGGCATCGGCGATGCTGACGGGAAGCCCATCGACCCGGGCCCCGAAGCCATCGACGCGCTGCTCGATGTCTGGCCAATCTTCGAGGCCTTCCAGCTGACCTACGTCTCCAAGGGCCTGCTGCTGGAACAGGAAAAAAACGCCTCCGCGCTCTCGCCGAATGGTCCTTCGGCGGGGGCGAGCGATACTGCCAAGCCTGCCCGCAAGCCTGCCCGGACTGCCCGGCGCGGCTGAACCGTCCGGAAACACCGGAAGGCTGGCAGGTCTGGGACCTGGTCGGCCGCCTCGGCGGACAACTCCGCGTGTTGCCCGGCGCGGTGATCGGCTGGGACATGTCGGCGGCGCTGGGCCGCTCGGTGACGCGCTCGGCGTGCCGCCGCTCGCTATGGACCGAACTGCTGCCCGTCATCGAGGCGGTGATCGGTACGCCAAGCTCAACGAACAGATGGATCACTCCCATGGCTGAAAAGCGTGTCGTCCGTCCGCCTCGCCGCGGTCGGCGGCCGACAAGTGCGCGCCGAACTGGAAGGCGTGGGCGAAGCCGGATCGCGTGGCTTCGGACGGCTGAGCCGGGAGATGGAGGCGGCGAACGCCCGGCTCGCGGCTTTCTCGCGCCGGGTGCGCGTGGCCGCCGCTGCCGCCGTGGCAGCTGCCGCCGCCGCTGGTGTGGCGATGATCCGCTCCGGGCTCCAGACGGTGGATGCGCAGGCCAAGCTCGCCCAGTCCCTCGGGACTACCGTCGCCTCGATCCAGACGCTGGAGCGCGCGGGCGAACTGGCGGGCGTGTCGATGTCCGGCATCGAGCAGGCGACCAAGGATCTGACGCGCCGTCTCAGCCAGGCCGCCGCCGGGACCGGTCCCGCCGCCGATGCGCTGGACCGGCTGGGGCTTTCGGCCAACGACCTGATCGCTCTGCCGCTGGACCAGCGGGTGGGCGCCATCAACGCCGCCATCGAGAGCTTCGTGCCTGCCGCCGAGCGCGCGGCAGTCGCGGGCCAGCTGTTCGGCGAGGAAGGCTCGATCGCCATGTCGCGGATCGACACCGCGACGCTGCGCCAGGCGACAGAGGACGTGCTCGCTTTTGGTGTGGTCGTCTCTGAACAGGATGCCGACCAGATCGAGCGGACGAACGACGCGATCTCCCGGCTCGGGCTGATCTGGCGCGGGTTGTCGAACCAGCTCGCAGTCGCCGCAGCGCCTGCGCTGGAAACCGTCGCCAACGCCATGGCGGCCGTGGCCAGTCGCACCGGCCCGCTGGGCATCGCCATTCGCGGGCTCTTCGATAATATCGGCCGTCTGACCACCTACGCCGCGACTTTTGCGGCCCTGCTGGCGGGGCGCTGGGTCGCCGGAATGGTAGCTGCGGCGATTTCCGTACGTGGCCTTGCAACCGCACTTGTCGTGATGCGTGGCGCATTGATCCGCACCGGGATCGGGGCGCTGATCGTTGGCGCAGGTGAACTGATCTACCAATTCGGCCGACTTGTCTCCGGAGCCGGTGGCTTCGGCAATGCCATGGCGCTGTTGGGCAACCTCGCCAGCGAGGTCTGGGAGCGGATCAAGATCGGGGCTGGCAGCTTTGCAGCCTCTGCGATGGCGGCTTTCGCCGACGTTCAAGCAGCTTCGGCCACCGCCATGCAGGGCGCGCTCAAGGGCGTTGTCGGGTTTGCCAATGCCGCCGTGAACAGTTTTGAGGGAGCGTTCGAGGCGATCAAGGCTGTCTGGGGGCTTTTGCCTGCCGCCATAGGCGATCTCGCGTTTCAGGCGGCGAACAGCCTGATCGAGGGCGTCGAGGCGATGCTGAACGGCGTCGTGTCCCGGATCAATGGCTTCATCGACGGCGTGAACGCCGGGCTTGAAGCGCTTGGCGTGGAGCGGCGGATCGGCCTGATCGCCGATCTCGATCTGGGACAGCTTGAGAACCGCTTTGCGGGTGCTGCGACCCAAGCGGCCAACGCAGCGCAAGATGCTTTTGCCGGTGCGTTTGCGGACAACCCGCTGGCGGTGCCGGATCTCGGACTGACAGGGGCCGCCAATGACGCCGCCGCCTCAGCCGAGGCCTGGAGGCAGACTGCCGCGACGCTCGCCGATGGCGCCCTACAGCCGCTCAAAGCGATTGAGGCTTTGCGCGCGGCGGTGCGTGCGGCTGGAACCGAAGCCGAGACTTCCCTTGACGGAGCCACGGCAGCTGCGGATCGCTTCGACGCGGCCTTGGCTGAAGATGAGACAGGCGGAACTGCTGCCACGCTCGATGAAACAGCGGCCGCCGCTGGCCGTGCCGGAGGGGCGCTGCAGAGCGCCGCCGATGTTGCGCGTCAGTCCTGGGACGCGGCGCGGGCTGCCGTGGAGCGCACGCAGGAAATCGCGCGAGGGCTCGCCGAAGATATCACCGGGCCAATCAAGGAGGCGCTGAAGTCGGGCGAACTCAGCTGGCAAACCTTCGCGAGCGCAATATCGGGGATCGCGCAGAACCTGGCCAACCGTCTGATTGATAACGCCTTCAAACCGATTGAGGACGCGCTGTTTCGTGCCTTTTCGGGCGCGGGAACCGGCGGGGGTGGCGGTCTCTTTGGCTGGCTCTCTAGCGCCCTCGGCGGACTGTTCGGCATGGGCGGTACCTTCGCGCGGGGCGGTGCCTTTGGGCAGGCGGGCGAGATCACAGCCTTTGCCAACGGTGGCGTGGTTTCGCGCCCGACCGTGTTTCCCTTTGCGCGCGGGATCGGGCTGATGGGTGAGGCAGGACCGGAGGTCATCCTGCCGCTCCGGCGTGGTCGGGGCGGTCGGCTTGGGGTTGAGGCGAGCGGCGAAGGCCAGGCCGCGCAGTCTGCGACCCGCATCGTCAACGTGCTCGATCCCTCCATTGTTGGTGATTATCTGGCAACACCCGCGGGCGAGCGGCTGATCGTCAACGTGATCCGGCGCAATCGGGGAGGACTTGATGCTTAGGCTCTGGCCCTTCGCGGTGCGCCAACCGGTCACTGAAGTGCTGGAATGGAACACCGATACGCTGATCACAGAGGCCGCCGAACAGCGGATCGCGCTGCGCACCCTGCCGCGGTCGATCCTGACGGTCTCGCATCTCCTCAATGCCAGTGACCTCGCGCGCGCGGCCGAGCTTGCCCGGGCGGGATTGGTCGATAAGTGGACGGTGCCGCTCTGGCATCTTGCGCGCCCGGCGACGCTGCCGATCGACGCTGCCGATCTGACTGTCTTCGTCGATACGAGCGAGGGTGTTTTTGCGGCACCGGGACAGGCTATGATCGCAGCCGATGGTGGTGAGGTATATCTCGTCGAAGTCAGTGCGGTCCTGTCAGACCGACTGGAGCTGGTTGAGCCTGCGGGCGTGAGCCTTGTGCATCCGATTGTGGCCCCGCTGGGCACCGGGATCCTGACGCGACCCGTCGAGATCGACCGCCGCCGTCGGGGACTGGGCACGGTCACAGCCACTTTCACCCTGCTAGCTGGGACCGATCTGTCGGCCAGCATTTACCCAACCCATCTCGGGCTCAATGTGCTGACCGATCCGGCCGTGCTGCGCCAACCACTTGCCGAGAGCATCGCGCAATCCGTGGAATACATCGACAACGGCTTCGGTCCCATCGTGATCGAACCGGTGCTGACCCATGTCCAGCGTCGGTCTACCATCACCCTCGTTGACCGAGGCACGGCCCGCTGGTCGCGCCGCCGCTGGCTGCATGCCTTGCGCGGCCGCCAACGCGCCTTCTGGCTTCCGACCTGGGGGCGGGAGCTGGTCCTGAAGACATCGGTCACGTCTTCGGCCACCTCGATGATCGTCACGGCCAGCGTCGATCCCAGCGTCTGGATCGGACGGCATGTGATGTTCGAGATCGCCTCCGGCCCGGTGTTTCGCGAGATCACCAACGCCGTCTATGACGCGCTCGGTATTCGGCTGACTATCGCGACACCGGGGACGAGCATTCCAATAACAACACCCATTCATCTGCTCACCAAGGTTCGGCTCGATACCGACCGGATCGAACTGGAGCATTTTGGCAATCGGTCCGAGTTCGCGGCTAGCCTGATCGAGACCCCAGTATGACCACTGTACCTGCATGACCTATGTTCTTGCCGAGACCTCCACCGCCGAAGGGCGGCCGTATTTCCTGTATCTCTTCGCGGAAGGTGATCAGGTCTGGCGGTTCACCAGCCGCACGGCGATCTGGACCTCGCCTGCCGGGGCGATTGCTGATGAGACTGAGGATCTGAACTGGGACCCTTCTGCGGTCAGCCATGGCTCCATTGTCCAGAGCAGCGACCCACGGCGGGTCGATCTCAGCGTCTCCTTTCCGCTCTCCGACCCCTTCGCCCGTCGCTATCTCGGGCCCCGCGGTCGGGCGGTCACGACGCTCACCATCTTCCGGGGTCACGAGCAGGTGCCAACGGAGGTGGTCGCGCATTGGAAGGGTCGCGTTGTCTCGGCCCGGGTCGAGGGACGGCGCATCACATTGCGCTGTGAATCCCTGTTCACATCCATGCGCCGCGAGGGCGTGCGTGCGAAATACCAGCGCCTATGTCGTCATGCGCTCTATTCCCGGAGTTGCCGCCTCGACATCGAAACGTTTTTCGTCGGGGGCACGGCGAGCGCGCATCAGGGCCTGACGATCACCGTGCCAGAGGCCGCATTGCTGCCAAATGGCTGGTTCCGGGGCGGCGTGCTGCGCCACGCGGGCATTCTGGGGTTCATCGCTGGGCATGTCGGAGATGCACTGACGCTTTCCGGCCGCATGCCCGATCTGGAGGCGGCCATTGATGATCCCGAAGCCCTGGCGCTCGTCGAGATCGCCCCCGGCTGTGATCTGCGGCGGGACACCTGCAAAGCCAAGTTCGGCAACCTGCTGAACTTCGGCGGCTTTCCCGACATTCCCGGCCGCAACCCGTTTGGCGGCACCAGTATCGTCTGACCCTCAGTTGAGAACCCATCATGGTCTGGAATTTCGTCGTCCAGATCGTCGCCAGCCTCGTGCTGACGGCGATCTCCTATGCGCTGTCGCCCAAGCCGAAAGTCGAGGCCCCTAAGGCGGCAGGGCTTGACGATTTCGACCTGCCGACGGCCGAGGAAGGCCGTCCGATCCCTGTGGTCTTCGGCACCATGCTGCTGCGCGGCCCGAATGTCGTCTGGGCCGGGGACCTCAAGGTCGATCCGATCCGCAAGAAGGGCGGCAAGAAATGAGCAAAGACCTGATTGTCACCGTGCAGGACCTGCGCGCCTCCCGGCTTTGCTTTCAGGGCGCGCGGCCGTGGTTTCGCCGCCATGGTCTCGACTGGCAGGCCTTCCTTGCAGACGGGCTGTCGGCCGAGGTGTTGGCCGTGACTGGCGACGGGCTGGCATTCCGTGTGATCGCAGAGGCTGAAAAGCGCGCTGCGCGCACCGCGAGCGAGACTTAAAATGGGCGGCCGTTCGAAGTCGCAAACTGTTGGCTATCGCTATTCGCTTGGGGCGCATCTGGCGCTCTGTCACGGGCCTGTGGATGCGATCCGCGAGATCCGTGTTGATGACCGCACAGCCTGGTCGATCGGAACAGGCCAGAGCACGTCACAAGGAACCGGTGTCGGCGCGCTGGCGAGTTACGGCACTGTCACCGGCATGTCCGCCACTGCGGCGGCGGAAGGCGACAGCGTGGCCGAGGTCCGGTTCCCGGGTACGCTCAGCGGCATCCGGCTCGGCCAGAGCTATGACCTGCAGCTTCTGACGGATAACGGAACCCGCACCGTGACGGTTCAGGCCGTTAGCTATGATGCGGCCACTGGCATCACTACCTGGCTCGTCGAGCCCGCCGCCACTGCCTTCACAGCCCAATCGGTGGCGGTGTCGGATGCGGCCAGCGTGCCCAGCCTCAACGGCGGTGCAGCAGGCGGGCGCATTCGGATCAACAAGCCCGATCTCTTCGGCGGCGAGAAGCGCGAAGGCGGCATCGTCGGCGACATTGATGTTCTGATGGGCGCGCCGAGCCAGGCGCAGAATGACTATCTCGCCGCCAATGCCGGTGCAGATGTGCCGGGCTATCGCGGGATCTGTTCTCTTGTGCTGCGGCAGGTGTTCCTCGGCCTCAACCCCTATCTCAAGCCATGGTCGGTCCGCTTGACCCGGATTCTACAGGCGGAGGATGGCAATCCGCAATGGTATCCCGAGAAGGCGCAGATCGTACCTGAAGTCAGGATCGGGGATGCCGCAATCTATATCGCCATGGACGCCTCGGGCTCGATGTCAGGATCGCGCATGGCGGCGCAGATCGCTGCCGTCTCGCGTCTGGTGGAAGAAATCGGCGAGAACGCCCTGGAGCCGAACGACGTCCAGATCGTCACCTGGAACTCCACCGTGTCCGGCACGATCCTGCGGCGCGACGCCGATCCCACGGCCTATGGCGAGCTCAAGGACTGGGTCGATGCGCTTTCAAGCTCCGTCAGCGGCGGGACGGATTTCGGGGCGGCGGTGAGCCAGGCGGGCGCCGTTTTTCAACGGCTCAGGCGGCAAACGCCGCATCCTGATCTTCGTCACCGACGGCGAACCTAGCCCGGCGGCAACCTTGCAGACCGCTATCGCAACGCTCTCAGGCATCTCGGAGGTCGATGTCTTCGCCTTCAACATCGCGCTGTCGGACACCAGCGCCACCGCCCAGATCGACAACACGCCTGTCGACGGCGTGCCCGTCGTGCCGCCCGGCGATCCCGATGCACTCGTCGCCTCGCTGCGCGCGGCCTTCGGGCAAGGCCCAGACATGAACCCGGCCCACATCATCCGGGAGTGTCTGACCAACGGCGACTGGGGCCTTGGACATACCTTTGCTGACATCGGCCCAAGTTTCGCCAATGCTGCGGATGCGCTCTTCTCTGAGGGCTTCGGGTTGTCGCTGCTCTGGCAGCGGGAATCGACCATCGAGGACTTCATCGCAGACGTGCTGAAGCACATCGACGCCTATCTCTATGTCGATCGCCGCTCGGGTCGCTGGGAGTTGCGCCTGATCCGCGCTGATTATGATCCCGAGACGCTGCCGGTTTTCGACGAGACCAATGTCGTCGACTGGGGCGAGCTGGGCCGCCGCGAGGCCGCTGATCTCGTCAACTCAGTGACGGCAAAGTTTTCCGATGCCCGCACCGACCAGACCGGATCGGTCAGCGTGACAGACACGGCTCTTGTCCAGGACCTCGGTCAGGTGGTCAGCGCCACGGTCGATTACCCGGGCATTCGCTTCGAGTCCCTTGCGGTCCGGGTCGCGGAACGCGATCTGCGTGCGCTGTCGGCACCGATCCTCTCTGGCGAGATCACGGTTTCCCGTGTCGGTGCCAATCTCGATCCGGGCGACGTGATTGTGCTGTCAAACCCCAGGCGCGGGCTCGAGGGTGTTGTGGTCCGCATCGTCGAGATCGACCATGGCGACGGGCGCGCAAATGGCGTGCGCATCAAGATCGCCGAGGATGTCTTCGCGCTTGGCGAGACCGCCCTTGTCGGTGGCGAAAGCGGGGATCCCGGCAGCCTGATCCTGCCGCCCAAACCGCTGACGCGCCGCTGGGTGTCGGAAGCGCCATACTGGTTGCTAGTCCAAGAGATGGGGCATGCGCAGGCCGACGCACTTCTGGATGAGGATCCCGGTGCAGGCGCGATCGTTGCGGCCGGGGAACGTCCCTCGGCCGATGCGCTCTCGGCGCAAGTTTGGAGCGACAGCGGCGCGGGGTACACGCTCGAAGAGGCAGTCGAGTTTGTGCCGACCGCTCTGCTTGTGTCAGACGTCAGTGACGATCCGGCCGAACGCGTGTTTACCGTCGGCAGCTGGACCGGGCTCGGGGACGTGGCCATTGGTACGCTGGCCGCGATCAGCGACGAGTTGGTTCGGATCGACGGGGTGAGTGCCACCGCGCTGACCGTCGGGCGCGGCTGTCTCGATACGGTGCCGCAAGCCCATACCGCGGGCACGCCCGTCATCTGCTGGCAGCAGCTGGCGAATGCGTCGGAGGCGGGGTTTGTGGCCGGAGAGACGGTGACGATCAAGATGTTGCCCGAGACCGGTTTCGGGACATTGCCGCTCGCGCAGGCACCCGAAGATGCCGTGACACTTGCCAGCCGCGCCATCCGTCCGCTTCCGCCTGGCGATCTGCGCGGCAACGGTGTGTCGGTGGTAAACCCGAACGTGTTGAACCTCGGGCCGGTCCTTCTGACCTGGTCCCATCGTGACAGGCTCACCCAGACCAGCAGCGCATTCGATGCCTATGACGCGGCCGACATCGGGCCAGAGCCGGGTGTCACCTATGCGGTCGAAATCCGCTGGGTCGATCCCGATACCGATGCAACGCTCGAGCCACCGGCCGCTGTGATCGACGTGGGTGCGGCCAACAGCCTCACGCTGACCAAAGATGATGTGCCGATCCTCGCAGCGCCCACTGGCACGAAGCATTTCGAAGTCCAGGTGCAGGCGCGCCGCACGACCGGGACTATAAGCTATGAGGCCTGGCAGGCCCGGTCGATCCGGCTCTTCATGCCGGATGGCATCAAGGTCGCCGAGGTCTCCGCCTGGACCGAGATCGGGGCCGATGCGCGGCTGACCGTCGCCGATACAGTGATATTCCTTGATCGCGGCGGGGCGGTGCAGCTGACCATCGCGGAGGCGGCCATCTGGATCGGCTTTGGCAGTGATGCACGCCTCACCATCCCGGACATCGACATCTTCAACGAATGGGGCGGCCAGTCCCGTCTCACGGCCGCCGAGGCCGCTCTCTACATAGAGGTAATCCCATGAGCCATATTCTTCATCTCGGGCACCAGGAAACCGATCTGTCCGGAGTAACCGGCCTGATCAGTGCCGACGCCGTGGGCTTCGATCCGGTCTACGACATCAACGCCGTCAAGATCACGGCCAACAACGGCTCGTCGGTGCCCTTCACGGCGACATGGGCAGAGCCCACCGGCGACTGTCTGGTATCGGGTTCCGATACCGCTCCCCGTCGATCAACGCCCATGCTATCTCGACTGACGGCCTCTTCCTCGAGTTCTACGACGCGGCGAACCGGCAGGTTGGCCAGATCAGGACAGAGCGGGATGACGAGAAGTACCGGGCAATGGCCATGGGCGACGTCAATGTGGATGGCGCCTCGTCCTTTGTCGCTGCCACCGGCCAGGCCTACTGGATCGATGTGAAGATCGCGGTCGGCGCGACCATCACCGTCGAGTTCTACGTCGACGGCGTGCTTCACAGCAGCGCGACCGCGGCCAACAGCGGTGCAAAGGGCCGGCCGGTCCGCTGTGTCTGGCGCAACCTTTATCTCTTCGATCATTACAACCCCGCCACCTGCTACTACGCCCATATCGCGGTGCTGGATGGTGTTTCGACCATCGGCCGGCGGTTTGCGCGGCGCAAACCCGATCTGGTTGCGACCTATGACGCCTTCTCAGGCGGGGTCGATGCGGTGAAGGACGGCGACATTGCCACCCGTGCGGCGAGCGACATTGCCGGTCAGCGCATGTCGTTTTCGCTGGCGGGGCCAACGGGGCCTGCCGGAGCTTCGACCATCGCGGGCGTGCATGTGAAACAGCTCGCTCAGCTCGGGACAGCAGGACCAAACGGTATTGCAGGTTTCCTTCGGATCGGCGGGGTGGATTATGACGCGTCGCCCGGCACGCCGTCGCCGGATATGGCCAGTCCCGTCTATTCGACATGGGATGTGAACCCGGCCGACAGCACGCCCTGGACTACGGCTGCGCTGCCGACGGAAGTCGGGATTGTCTCGTCATGACGCCACCTCGCGCCGAACAGGGCGACATGCGCATGTCCGAGATTGAATTCCAGGCCATGCTGACGCGCGCTGCCGAAGCCGGGGCCAAACGCGCGCTCGCCGACGCCGGGATCGATGGCAAGGACGCGGCCCTCGACATCCGCGACCTTCGCTCGCTGCTGGACTGCATCCGCTTCGTGCGGCGAACGGCCGTTCAGACGGCTGTTCATCTGATCACCACTGGCGTGATGCTGGCGCTCCTCGCCGGGATCGCCCTGAAGCTCAAAATCTTCGGCAGCGGCCCGTAAAAGCGCTCCGCCCTAGGCCACCTGCCAGCCCGCACCCGCCCTTGTGGCGGGTCTTTTTGTTTCTGGAGGACACCATGACCACGACCTTTTACGACCATTGGCGAGATGTGCCGGACGATACCTGGCTCTGGCCCAATTTCTCGCCCGCCGAAATCGCATGCCGGGGCACCGGCATGCTGCTGATCAATGAACCCGCGCTGGACAAGCTGCAGGCGCTGCGCGACCGGCTCGGCAAGCCGCTGATCGTACGGTCTGCCTATCGCAGCCCGCAGTACAACCGCGCCGTTGGTGGCGCGACGCGGTCAAAGCACATGGACGGCGCGGCCTTCGACATCGCCATGGCGAACCATGATCCGGTCGCCTTCGAGGCTGCCGCCCGAGCCGTCGGCTTCCTCGGCTTCGGCTACTATCCTCGCTCGGGCTTCATGCACGTCGACCTCGGCCCCGCGCGCCAGTGGGGCGAGCGGTTCCCGGTGCGGGCGACGGCATTTGTAGCCGAGACGCCGCCCGCGCGGGAGGTGCTGGCCGACAGTCGTACGATGAAGGGCGGCGGGGCGGCGGGTGTCGCGACGCTCGGCGCGGCCGGGGTGGAAGTGGCCCAGCGGGTGCTGGCGGAGACGCAAAGCGCCGTCCTGCCGCTGGTCCCGTACCTTGATACGCTGCGCTGGGTGTTCATCGCCGTGGCGCTCATCGGTATCGCGGTCACGATCTATGCGCGCCTTGATGATTGGAAACGAGGGCAGCGATGATCGTGGCGCTTCTGACCGGGTTTGCTGCCAGCCCGTGGACGCGGGCGGCGCTGCGCTACGGCGCCATCGCGCTGGCGTTGCTCCTGTTCCTGCTTTCGCTTCGGCGGTCCGGTGAGCGAGCGGGACGCCTCGCTGAACGCCTTGCGACAACGGAGAAGGCCAATGCTGTCCAACGCCAGATGCTGGAAGCCGCAACTCGCCGCCCTCGCGATCGCGACGAGCTTGCTGAGCGGCTGCGCGACGGTCGGTTCTAATCCGCCCATCGCCATCGTTTGTCCGCCAGTGGTCCAGTACAGCCGCGAGGCTCAGGCGCGCGCGGCCGAGGAATTGAACTTATTGCCGGATGGTTCGGCCATTGCCGAAATGCTAAGCGACTACGCCGTGATCCGTGAGCAGGCGCGGGCGTGCAACTAAGGATGACGTTTCGGCCGAATGGCGCCCTAGCCTACTACTAAACCACACAATGTTGTGCTCGACGGTGCCGTATCTGTTCTTTCTTCCGTATCCAGATTTTGAAATATTGACGTCTAAAGAGAGGATCGGAAATTCATGCTGACTAGACGTCATTTTCTCGGCGCGACAGCCGCGCTGTTCTCTCCTGTGGTGAGCAACGCGGCCATTGCAGGGTCCTGGCCGAGCGAAGCTCAGAAGGCGGCTTGGGACGCGCAGGTCACGCCTCTGGTCCACGATCCTGCAACCACTAACCCGTGGGGTCTGCATCCGCGCCTGCTGCCGCAACGGGTCGAGGCTCGGTCCGGACTTGTGCCAGGGGATATCTACGTCGATGCTACCGCGCGGTACCTGTATCACATCGAAGAGGGTGGAACCGCCATGCGCTACGGCGTTGCCATCGGGAGGGATGGCCTCTACGAACCTGGCACCTACACAATCCGCCGCAAGGCGGAGTGGCCGCACTGGACGCCGACGCAGGCGATGATCGAACGGGAACCCGAAGTCTACGCACAATTTGCGAATGGCATGGAGCCTGGACCCCAGAACGCGCTCGGATCGCGCGCGTTGTATCTCTACGTCGGCGATCGGGACACCTATCTGCGGATCCACGGCACGCCTTTTCCCCGCTCGATTGGAAGTCGGGCCAGCTCGGGCTGTGTGCGCATGGTCATGCCTCACATTAACGATCTCTACGAGCAGGTCGAGATCGGGGTGACTGCTCATCTCTACCCGGCTGATGGCGACGAGTTGCTCACGGCGCAGAGCTGAGCGGCTTCGGCGTCCACAAGAACCTACTGTTTCGGCACGAGCAAGGTTGATCAGACAGATCCGTCTTGCCTAGCCCTGTGCCGCACGCTGCGTGCAGATCGGTCGGCCGTCCAACGTTCGGAGCGGAAGCATCGTCGTCTCCACGGGTCCGAGATGGCGGTACCAGTAGCAGCCGTCCTCGGGCTGCAACCGAACCGACTGCAGATCTTGATAAGGTGCCGCCATCGTCCTCAGTTGGGTCATCACCTCCTCCGAGATGGCCGTCTCGGACTCTGCAGCGTCGGTGACCGGGATGGCGCAGGCACCGAGGGCCAACATGATCGAGAGTAGCAGGATTGCCCTGATCGGTGCGGTTGCTCGATCCATTGGTCAGCGTCCTACGTAGCTTGCGAAGACTTCGGTCGATCCGTCGCTCTGGATCAGGAACACGTCATAGGCTTCGCGCTCGCTTTCCGGCCCCATCCCGGGCGAGCCGTAGGGCATGCCGGGCACTGCGAGGCCGACCGCGTCGGGGCGCTCGTCCAGCAGACGGCGAATGTCGGCAACAGGCACGTGGCCCTCGACTATGTAGCCATCCACGCGACCCGTATGGCAGGAGACCATCTCCTGCGGGATGCCGCTGTCCAGCTTGTAGCGCATCAAAAGCGTTCCTTCACTCGCCTCGGTTGTGACGAGGAAGCCGTCGCTCTGCAGGATCTCGATCCAAGCCGAGCAGCAGCCGCAGTTCGGGTCCTTCATCACGTGGATCGCTGGTCCGGCGCCTTGCGCCAGAGCCCTCAAGGGCGGCGCAGCCACCAGCGCAGATGCGCCGACCAGAAGCGTGCGGCGGGAAAAGGCGTTGTGGTTCATCTGATGTTCCTTTCGAGATTGGATGCGTGGATTTGCAGGTCAGAGGTCAACCCGCCTGAGCCGCAATGCGTTTGTGATCACCGAGACCGACGACAGGCTCATCGCCGCCGCCGCAATCATAGGCGACAGGAGGAGGCCGGTGACGGGGTAGAGCAGTCCTGCTGCGATAGGGACGCCAAGAGCGTTGTAGGCGAAGGCGAAGAACAGGTTCTGCTTGATGTTGCGCAGCGTCGCGCGTGCGAGCTTGCGCGCCCGCACGATGCCCATCAGGTCGCCGCCCAAGAGGGTGATGCCTGCGCTTTCCACCGCCACATCCGCGCCCGTGCCCATGGCAATGCCCACATCCGCGGCGGCTAGTGCGGGCGCATCGTTCACTCCGTCGCCCGCCATGGCGATCTTGTGACCCTCTTGGCGCAGCTGGTCGATCAGGTCCTTCTTTTCCTCGGGCAGGATGCCCGCGCGCACTTCGTCGATCCCGAGCTTGCCTGCCACTGCCTGCGCCGTGCGTTCGTTGTCGCCGGTCGCCATGATCACGCGCAGCTCCTGGGCATGGAGTTCCCGGATCGCCTGAGCGGTGCTGTCCTTGATCGGGTCGGCGACCGCCACGATGCCGACGAGCGCGCCGTCAAGAGCGACGAACATCGCCGTCTTGCCCTCGGCGCGCAGGGTGTCGGCCTTTGCCTCGGCCTGCGCGGTGTCGAGCCCCATCTCCCGCATCATCGCGGCGTTGCCGAGCGCCACCGCGCGTTCGCCGACCTTGCCACGCACGCCCTTGCCGGTGACGGCGTCGAAGTCCTTGGCCTCCTGACGCGGCGCACCCTTCGCCTCGGCTCCCTCAACGATCGCCTCAGCCAGCGGGTGTTCCGAGCCGCGCTCCAGAGCTGCGGCCAGCGACAGCAGGTCTGTCTCGGCGGTGTCGCCAAGCGCCACAACGTCCGTCAGCTTCGGTTTGCCCATGGTCAGGGTGCCGGTCTTGTCGACGATGAGCGTATCGACGCCTGCCATACGCTCTAGGGCTTCGGCGTCCTTGATCAGCACGCCCGCCTGTGCGCCGCGCCCCGCCGCCGTGGTGATGGAGATAGGTGTCGCCAGCCCTAGTGCGCAGGGGCAAGCGATGATGAGGACCGACACTGCCGAGGCGATGGCGAAGACCAGCGCGGGCTCGGGCCCGAAGATCATCCAGACGATGAAAGCTATGATGGCAATGGCGACCACGGTTGGCACGAAGACCGCCGAGACCCGGTCAGCCAGACCCTGGATCGGCGCGCGCGAGCGCCGCGCGTTCGACACCATCGCGACGATCTGCGCCAGCACGGTATCGGACCCGACCTTGCCCGCCTCGATCACCAGAGAGCCGTTCTTGTTGATCGTGGCCCCGGTCACAGTATCGCCTGGGCCCTTCTCCACTGGCATCGACTCGCCGGTCAGCATGCTCTCGTCCAGGGATGATCGGCCCTCGATCACGACACCATCGACCGGAACCGCGTCGCCGGGACGGACGCGCAGCCGGTCGCCCTCCATGATGTTCTCCAGCGGCGCATCGTATTCAGTGCCGTCCGGCAGGATGCGCCGCGCGGTCTTCGGCGCC